ATCTTCAAGGCATACCTGGAAAGTCTGGATAATCTCGAAATACCCGAAGGGGCGGAGATTGACAGGTTTTTTATTTTCCACAACTGCCCCGAACTGCTGCCGCTAATAAAGGACAAATCTTTTTATGCGGAATACCAGACCGATGAGCCATACAAGACTGATGAAACTTCGCATCACTGGACAGGTACCAACGTGTCCCACGTAGCCGGAATGAAGAATTGTATCCTGGATTTTGCCAAACGAAATGATTACGACTATGTATTTTTCGTGGACAGCGACCTTATCCTGCACCCGCGGACGCTGATTACTCTTCTTGATGCCAAAAAGGATATAGTGGCCGAGATAATTTGGACCCGTTGGACGCCGGATGACATCGAGGCCCCCAACGCCTGGGACTTCAACATGTTTGAATTTAAGCACGAGAAACGTCTGGAGGAATGGCGTGTGCCTGGTTTATATCCCATCGGCATGACCGGGGCCTGTATCCTGATCAGTAAGCCGGTTATACAGGCCGGCATTAATTACGACCGGGTGTACAACATCAGTTATTGGGGTGAGGACCGGCATTTCTGCATCCGGGCAGCAGCGCATGACTTCGGTATTTGGCTTGACACTCACTACCCTTGTATTCACCTTTACAGGGATAGTGAGTTTGAGAAATACAGGCAAGGCGAACTTCGTTTTTAACCAACCCCATGCAAAGTTGAGGGGTTATTTTTATGGCCTACCATAGCCAGAAAGGATGATTTTTTATGGATGAACCAATTTTAAGCACTGCCACACCACCGGCAGACCCTATCCCAGCAGCACCGCCGACCGATCCTGTAATACCAACAGACCCACCGGCGCAAGACCAGTCAACCGGCCCAATCCCAACCGATCCGACACCGCCGCAGACCATTAAAATTAAGTATAACCATGAGGACAAGGAGATTCCCTATGATGAGGCTGTTCAGCATATTCAAAAGGGACTCAACTATGACAAGGTTTATGAGCGGTATAACGAGTTAGCCAATCACCCTGGCCTCGCCTACCTTAACGAGATTGCTCAGGTTAATGGCGTAACTGTGGATCAACTGGTTGGCCACTGGAAACAGCAGAATGAACAGGCAAAGCTGGATGAACTGATCCAAAACAATATTCCCGAAGATGTTGCCCGGGAAATCATCGAGGGAAGAAAATTCCGACAGCAGTATACCCAGGAAAAAATGACCGCTGAGCAGCAACGGAAACAACGGGGTATGTACGCTGAATTTATGGAAAAGTTTCCAGAGGTTAAGCCGGAGGATGTTCCGGCAGAGGTATGGCAAGAGGTAAATAGTGGCAAGCCATTGGTTGATGCGTACACCAGGCATGAAAACCAGGCGCTAAAAAATCGTCTTGCCAAGATGGAAGAAACCCTGCAAACCCGTCAGAAAAACGACCAAAACGCACAATCAAGTCCGGGTAGCGTTACCGGTAACGGCAGCGTGCCAACGGGCTATTATTCCAAGGAGCAAGTTGAGAAGATGGACCCCAAAGATGCCGCGAAACCAGAGGTTTACAAGGCAATTATGGATTCCATGAAGCACTGGAAATAACGAAAGGAGAATTAAACTATGTCCGTAAATAATTTTATCCCGACCATTTGGACGGCGACAATGCTCAAAGAACGTGACCGCAAGCATGTTGCAATTAGCAACTGCAACCGCGACTATGAGGGTGAGATCAAGCAAAAGGGTGATAAGGTAAAGATTAATAGTATCGGTGATATCACCATCAGCGATTACACCAAGAACAACTTCGCCACCGGGTTAGCCCTGCAAACCCTGGATGACGCTTCCACCATGCTGGAGATCACCCAGGCCAAGTATTACCACTTTGCCGTTGACGACGTGGATAAGGCACAGGCTAACCAAAAGGTTATGAACGAGGGTATGAGGAAAGCCGGCCTCGGGCTTAACAACCTTGCCGACCAGTTTATTTTTGCCAAGTACACCGAGGCCGGGAACACTGTAACCGCAACCGTTACATCGGCTAATATCATCAGTTCCCTTGCGGCTGCGATTCAAAAGCTGTACGAAAACGATGTACCTGAGGGTGAAGAAATCGCCTTTGAGGTATCGCCGCAGGTTTACACCAAACTCGTCCTGGCGAAAATCGTGAAGGATTACGGCAACACAAAAATCCTTGAAAACGGCAGAGTTGGACAGTATTTGAACTGCACGATTTATCTGTCCAATAACGTTGTCCAGGTCGGCACGCTGAGCAATTGCCTGCTGCGGACCAAAGCGGCCATTTCCTACGCTGAACAACTTATTGACACAGAAGCCTATAGGCTTACCAGCGAAGGCTTTGGTGATGCCGTTAAGGGGCTGCAACTGTATGGCGCCAAAGTGGTCAAGCCCAAAGAGATTGTCAACCTGGCGCTTACGACCTCCGCTGAATCCACAATTTAAGGGAAGGAGATAAAAAACCATGACACAAGCTATCACCGTATCCACTGCCGTTCGTGACGGCTCGGTTGACGTTACCCTACACGCTGCACAGGCGGCCAACACGGTTGACTTTTCCACCAAGCAAAATGAAAAGATCGTGATTATCGTTCAGAATACCAATGATGCCGTTGCAGTAGAAACGGCAACCATTACCGTGTCTCCGGGTGGCTTCTGGCGTAAAGACCTGGGTACCCTGTCCGTTGACGTTGCGGACGCTAGTGTTTACAAGCAAATCGGCCCCCTGGATTCCGCACGGTTCAAGGGTACTAACGGCCTGGTTACCATTAATGTGGCCGTGACCCAATCCGGTACAGTTTCGAGCGTAAAGCTCGGCGTGATTAATCTTCCGTAGAAAAAGGGGACCTTCGGGTCCCCTAAATTCTTTAAAAGAGGTGAGGACGTGAAATACAGATTTTTTGGAGAACCGGGTTTGCATATAATGGATTCTGAAACCGGTCACCCGTTATATAAGTTTGATGATAACGGGGAGATTGTTTTAAGCGACGACAACCCGTTCCTCCGACGGATGATGAACCACTATCAACATGAGCCGGTAGAACTAGTTGCTGTTGATGCGCAGCCGGAACAGGATGCCTCTGCCGAACCATCTAAGTTTAAATGTCGGAAGTGTGATTTTGAAACCAATAATCACGGGGCATTTCTGGCGCACTGCAAGAAAGAACATCCGAAAGAGGTGAGGTAAATGACTAATCAACTGGAAGCAGTATTATACAATCAAGCGGCAAACGGGTGGGTGGCAACGGACAGTCAAGACAATGCTCTGGCAACTGCAAGCAAGGCCGGTGTTGCTGGTAAGGCCCACGTTATTACCGGTGTTTTTGCAAGTTTCAGCGGTGCGGTCACAAAGTTACTTCAAGTTAAGGATGGCTCCACTGTAATTGCCGAGTATTATATCGTTAATGCTAAGGATATACCTCTAATAAATGTCAGGGCAACATCCGGGAATGCCGTGTCTGCTGTATTGGCGGCATCCGGTACGGGCGGTACGATTGGGAAGGTAAATATTACCGGGTTTACTGTTTAAGATGAAAGGTGGGGCATATTATGACTCAAGAGGTCAAATGCACCGACTGCGGTTATGTCCTGGCGACTATTAACTCCAGGGATAACAAAATTAAATTAACTATGCCGAGCGACCCACAGGAATACCTACTATCAAACGCAGCCCATTTAGTTGTCTGCCCCGGCTGTGGAATGGAAAATAAGATTTATTAATCACCTCCTGAAAGGGGGTTTTTGTTTTGACCTCAGATGTAATTATTAACAACTGCTTAAAAGCTATCGGTGAGGATGACCCGCTCGCCCCGGTTGAAATGACCCGGGTAGAATGTCTGCAACTAATCAATTTATTCTATCAGAATGAGATTGGGGAACGTCTCAAAAACCTACTCTCATATACTTATGATGCTAGCGACGCGGCGCACACAATTACCTCCGGCATCGGCACGTTACCGAGTGATTTTTTACTTCCATCCAGGGCGTACGACGGAGACGCGGAGACTGACGACCCACTGGAACAAATTTTTGATATCGAAAATAAGGTTGCTGACACGGATACAACATCACAATATATGATTCCAAACACAACGCAGTTATGGATTTTCGGCATAACTCCGACTAACACCATTAAGTTTTATTACTACAACAAACCTACCGCTTTAACAGACAGCGCGGCATCGTCGCCAACTGCATTAAAAGAAAAGTTCCACCTTGACCCCTTTGTCGTGCATATCAAAGAAACATATGCCATGAGAAACAATGACCTAGCAGACATGCTGGACTTGAAGACGCTTAAATTGGATATTCTTGACGCCATTGAAAAGGCGCATAGCGTAGAAAAGCATGACGATAGTACTACTGTCATTAGAGATGTTTATGGGGTGTTGTAAATGACATATGATCGCATAATAAAGAGGCAAGGCCGAAACCGCAGTCGTAATAAACAACCCCTGCCAATCGAGCAAAAGGATTGGCGAGGGGTTAACTATGTAGACGATATTTACACCATGCCGCCGCAGCAACTGCCATTTGCCCAAAATGTTGATCTGGGAGCGCCTATCGGGGCAATATCCAAGGTGGCAGGGTATGAATCCCTGTTTACCTCCCTTGGTGCCGGGAAGATTTTGGGCCTTCACACCTGGGAGCACTCTGTCGGCGATAAGTTGATCGCGGCCTGGGACAAATACCTTTACCTACTTTCCGGCGCCTCTGGCAGTATTGCCAAGACCTCACAGGCCGATTGGGACGCGGGAACCAAGACCAACCTTGACACTGCGACGACCCCCGGAACGGTCCAAATGGCGAAGGCTGGGACTAACTTCAGCGAAGTGGACACGCTGACTGCTGATTTCAACGGTACGCACAGCAGCACCAGGGCAATAAGCGATTCGGTGCAGCTGGTTCCCAACGCAGGGGCGAGGTTTTATATCCAGACTGCCCTCGCCCCCTACAACCCGGCTACCGAAAACGGTGCTTGGGATGATAGCGCTTCGACTAATAACCGGAAGTTGTCTAAAACCAAATCAGGCGGTGCCGGCTCTGATGGAAGGGTTGAAACATCTGCAACCAATGACTGGGATGCATTAGTAATGAAGGTGGTAACAGACGGCCTGCCGGCCAATAAAAGCATATCCGGTACGCTGGCCTGGTGTTTGGGTGTCCTGGAATCCAACGCCGACGCCAATATGTACTACCATGTTCACGCTTTTGTCACTGCCGGTGATTCCGATGTTGTTCGCGGTACATTATTAAACAATTATATTGGCGCAGTTGAATGGCCTACCACAGCGGCAGGGTTGGCAGTAGGAGCCCAAGCCGTAACCACTGTAGCTGCTTTAGCAGGTGACAGAATAGTCATAGAGATAGGATATCGGGCATCCAATACCTCTACTACCAGTTACACCGGAAGTGTATGGCTGGGCGGCACAAGCGCAACCGATTTGACCGATGGCGGGGATGAGACGCTATATCCCGGTTGGTTCGAGTTCTCCAATGACCCAACCGCCGCCACATATACGCTTTCGGGGACTTATACGCATACCGTGCAAAATGTGAGCAGCGCAGTTATCGCAAACGCAGCCACGGTCACCTTCAACAAAACCGAACCGGCCAATACAGCTATAACGATGGAGGTAGCGGTTTCTACTGACGGCGGGTCCAACTGGGGGGCATGGGCGGCTAAGAACAGTGGGGATACCATAATAGCCGCTGGTACGGATATAAGCAACTACCGGGTAAAATGGCGGGCTAATCTTACCTCTACGGACGGCGTAAGTACGCCCAGTCTGAACGATGTAACCGTGGCGGTAACAACCGGATATTTACCTGAGGGGACATGGATTTCCCCGGCGTATGACATGATCAGTACGCCGCTCACGGCAACTCTGGCCTGGACGAAAACCGCACCGGCAGGGACGGCGCTGGCATGGTATGCAGCCGGTTCCAGTAACGGGACAGTATTCGGCGACTGGCAGCTGGTGGCAACCACCGGTGACGCAATACCAACTTTACGGTATGTCAAGATCAAGTTTGTTCTGACCGGCACGGCAAGTGCCACGGCTACAGTTACAGACCTATTGGTTAGTTACTCCAACTCCTACTCACAGGCCAACAGACTGGATATATCGCCACTGGGCAGGACCAGCAACTTACTCACAGGAAACCGCGTTAGGATGCAGGACCATAACAATATGTGCTATTGTGCGGATGGACTCAGGCCGTTTGTTTTATATGTGGACGGAACCACGGCGGTAACAGGTACAGCGCAAGCGGTTACTGGAAATACTATGACGTTGGCGGCAGGGGCCAGTGCGGTTAATAGTTTTTACAACAACGCGTTTGCTACAATTACAGGTGGTTCATATATAGGTAAAACCGGTTTTATAAGTGGGTATGTAGGCGCGACGAAAATAGCAACGTTTACAACTCCTGGGAATATACCGGTGTTTGATGGCAATTACACTTTTGCCCGCGCTTCTGTAGCCTATAAACAAGATGGCTCATCCGTTGCTTCAGGAGTTCCAAGGTATGAAACAGGAACTTATGGGCAGGCAATTATGATAGAGGAAGGCACGACTAACCTTCTTCTATACAGTGAGCAATTCGCTAATGCAGCATGGGCCACTTCTGGGACAATAGTAGTTACGGATAATACAACGGTTGCACCTAACGGACTAACAACGGCAGCAACACTTGCCGGGGCTTCAGCTGGTGCGTACAGGTATCAACATGTAACGGGTTATAACCCTGCGAGTAAAACAATAACCTTTTCCGTTTGGCTAAAAGCGGCCACGCCATGTACCTGTTATCTTGTCTTGGGTAGTTGGGCGGGAGGTAGCTATCCATCTTCTGCATTATCTATAACAGCAACGTGGCAAAGATTCTCTTTCACGGCAACTTATGGGGCTGGCGATACTGGTGATCTTGTTCCATGGATTACGGTAGGAACCAATACAGTCAATGTCTGGGGTGCACACGTTGAATTAAAGGATTATTCCACTTCGTATATGCAAACTACTTCTACCGCGGTTGCCCGCGCCGCTGAAACACTTACCACTCCAAACGCAGGCGTATTCACGAAGGGTAATTGGGCAGTAGATCTGATATTTACACCGAAAGACAAACAGGATGTCACCTATAATATGCTCTGGGTAAACTATATTGATGGTAGCAATTTTTATGCTATTGCCATTGACACAACAGGTCATATTTACGCTAGGACAAATACAAACGGGACACCTACGACAATCACAGACACTAACGTTGTTGTTCTAGGGTCAGCCTATTACATCACCTTTTCCGGTGACGGCTCAAATTTGCGCCTCTGTGTAAACGGCACCCAAATTGGAACTGATACAGCATACACCGAACCGGTTGGAGCGCTTCCGACAAATATGAACATAGGATTTTATACGGGTACGTCTTACCCGGCCAACGGCCTTATCGACGACCTCCGTATTTCCAATCGCGCCCGCACCTTGGCCGAGCACCAGACAGCGTATACCAGCGGACAACCGTTAACTTATGACTCAGTAACGACGTTTAAGGCGAGTTTTGACGATCCTGCCAATACCACTTATTCAATCGGCTCAGCAGTTAAGGCAAGAAAGGCGGGAGTAGATCCTCCAGGAACTGCTCCAACACTTGCAGATTCAACAGTAGCAGGGACACCAAACGGGGTTTATTACGGCAAGATTACCTTTATCAACGCGGATGGTTACGAATCTAATCCATCAAGTGCCTCTGCTTCGTTAACTGTAGCCAGCAAAAAAATCACCTGGACGGTTCCGGTAAACGCTTCAGCTGGTAACACTACGGCGAAACGGAAACTATACCGCACCAAGGCTGGTGGTAGTGTTTACTATTATGTTGATATTATTAGCGACAACACTACTACGGCATACACGGACAATATAGCGGACACTTCTTTAACCATTCTGATGGAGGACAACAATAATATCCCGCCAAATGCCTCCATTGTGTATATGTTTATGGAATATATGTTTTATGCTAATGGTAGTGATCTATGGTTCTCGAAGGTTGGAACGCCGGAACAGGTCCCCAATATTACCGGGGATATCCAGGTTAATACGTTGCCAAGCACGATATTGGATATTAAGAGCAATCCAATGGCGCTTATTCCGCAGGGTGAGAACTTCATCGCGCCGATCACGACGAATACCGGCTTTATTTTTGACTCTGACCCTACTGTGGATACCACAATAATGAGATTGATTGATAAAAATGGATCATTATCATTTGAAGCGTCTGATATTTGCATTGACCCACAATTAAGGTCTATCCTGGTCTTTCCAACGAACACAGGGATCAGGACGCTCCTCCCTGGTTTACAGGATGGGAGTATTGAATCCACGCCGATGTCCCGGAATATCCAAGACTACTTTGACCGGACGGTTAACCGAACAAATATGGCCGGCATATTCTTTAACAGCTACTATCTCATTTCGGTGGAACATCATAACCCCGATACGGCGACAAACGAATACCTGACCTTTGCCTATGATTTCAGGACTAGCGAGTGGTACGGGCCTTGGACGTTTGGGTGCTCCTGCTACATTATTTCTGCCGGCGTTCTTTACGCTGGCGACACCGCGGTGGGCAAGATTTACCGAATGTTTACGGGTAGCTCTGCCGCCGGTGCAAACCTAAAAATGATCGCTGATTTACCGATGATATCACCAGGTGGAGAGAACCGGACGTATAAGTTTAATAAATTCATGCTGATGTTATCGGCTGACAGCGATACAAGCGTGACGACAGTTAAGCCAAAGGTTGATTCCAGGGAGGCAACTGTCACCCTGGGTACTCTTACCGATACGTTCACGGGAGTTGTTCGCCTGGGTCATAATAATCTGCGGTCGAAGAAATACAAGATCCCACTGGCAAGAGGAAACACGTTGTCCTACCGGATTGAGGACGATTCGACGCATCCGATCTCGATTCAGAAGGTTATTACGGAATGCGAAGTTTTGCCGTTGAAAAAGTAAAAGGCCGCCTTTCGGGGCGGCTTAAAGTATATAAAAACGGAGGTGTTTTAAAATGGCATTAACTTCCTCATATAATCCTGCAATACCTGGGAGCGATTGGTATAAATCAAATATTTTACAAAAACCTGTAGGAACACAGACAATAGCAAATAGGGCTATTGGCAATACAGCCAGCGGAGCAAATATGGGTAATGTTATGCCGGATTGGTTGAATACCGGGGTCCCGGATTGGCCAGGGCAATATACTGGAGGATACGGTACTAATCCAACTCAACCAACCCAAACAACTCAACCAACCCAAACAACCCAAACAACTCAACCAACCCAAACAACTCAACCAACCCAAACAACCCAAACAACTCAACCAACCCAAACAACTCAATACCCAATCGCCCCAAAGTTAAACTTTTCCATGCCATCTGTTCCAGAAATATCTTGGGAAGAAGCTCAGGCGCGGGCAAAAGGTATGTTTCAACCCCAATACGAACTTGCCAGGATGCGCAACGAAAAGCAATTTGCCGATCAGCGTGCGAGGCTTCCGGGGTTACTTAACGCCAGGGGCTACTTACACGGTGGCAAGCGGGAGGCTGGAGAAAGCGGCCTAACCCAAGACCAGGCCATGACGCTAAACCAATTAGACACCGACTTTGCATCAAAGCAGCAGCAGGCGGCAAGTTCTATTTATAACGATGAAAGGGGCGCGGCCAATACACTACTTCAGCAACTTATTAACCAGAAAAACAACGAAAATCAGGCGGCTCTCCAAAAGTGGAATACGGAGTACAATGCGGCATTCCAGGGGGAACAGGGCGATAAAACCAGATCCACTCAGAGTGATATTCTGAAAAATGAAGCACTTATGAAGTGGATTGACTATTTCCTTGGTAACGAGTAGGAGGTGGGTATAAATGGCAATGGATTTTTCGCAATTTGCCCCTGACATGCAGAACACGATTAAGCAGGCACAGCAGGTAGCCGGGTTAATTAAGGCCCAGCGCAGCCAACAGAGAACGCAACCGATTACGAGTGCATTGTCTGGGTTGGGTGAACAATATAAGTCTGCCCAGACCGACGAACAGCGCCAACAGGCAAACAGTTTGGCAAATATGACCAGGAGCAATTATCTCCAGGGCGGCGGCTCACCAGCGGATCTTCCTTCTCAAAATTGGGGAAGTGACCCTTCGCAGGGATTCCAGACCGCCGAGGGATTTCAAGCGCCCATCACAGGCTATGAGGGGTTAAAGCGGACTGATGCCATATCTAACAGGCGGCAGTCGCTATCTGACCTATTTGAAAAACAGAAGTGGCAAGCTACCCCGGAAAGCCAGGATTGGTATCTACCAGCAGCCAAACAGCAGGCAGAGGCTACCCTTGCGAATACGTTGAGAAGCGCAAACGCTCCTTACGGTAGAAGCGGTGGCGGTACAAGTAAACCTAGCCAAACAGTCACCGACCGGGGTAATTACGGATCTGCCCTACAAAGTGTAGGAGACGCCCTTGCAGCCCTTGGCGGTGCTATGGGAGGGCAGCCATATGCAGACAAGTATTCTACTGAATACGGGGTACTAGCTCCCGTCCAAGTTATAGAAAAACAGATCAACACACAGAGACCGCAACTAATTTCGCAGGGGATTGACCCGGATAAGTTAATCAATGAGGCATATCAAATGGCCTACGGGAAGAACAAGAAGGATTACTGGGATTCGGCAAATGGTGGTGATTAAATGGCTTGGGACTTTACGGGCGGGATAGGTTCTAATATCAATGAAGAAAAGAAGAAAAAAAGTTCCTCCTGGGATTTCACTGGTGGGTTAGATTTTTCTTCAGTTACAGAAAAACCTGCAATATCCGATATTCCCGGCGAAGGATCCCCCGAGATAAAACGTCTTGCCAGTGAGTTATTTGTGGATGCTCCTCAAAGCTTAACTCCCAATCCTCCTGTGGAACAACCTAGATCGTTCTGGCAAAAAGTTGGAGATGCAATTTCTACCATGCAGGGGAATGACACCGGGGCGACAGAGCCGCCTCCATTTCAACTCCCTGCCGAGGCGCGGGGGCCATTTTCGCAGAAGCACCCTATTTTAGCGCAAGGTTTATACCAGGCCGGCCAGCCGATCCGGGATATTATGAGTAATCCCTGGATGGAACGTACCGGGCAGGCCGGCGCGGAAACAATGACCATGCAGGACAACCCAGAAAAGGCCGATACCGGAAGTAGATTTGGCAATGTTTCAGCCGATTTACTTGGTGGACTGATGGGATTTGCCGGTAACCCTGCCAGCGTAGGCGCGAAGTTGTGGGGAGGAACGGAACAGGCCATTAGCGGAGCCTTGCCGCTTATCCCCAAACTTAACGTACTTCCGGCGATAGCACAGACCGGCTTAAAGATGGGGGCGACCACACTACCCTACGAGGCAACCAGGGCTATAGCTAACGACAGACCATTTGACGCTGGCGAGGCTGGAACTGCGGCGGCATCTAATGCACTATTGGGTATGTTGTTGCATGGCGGCGGGAAGGCGCTGGCATCGTTCAGGAGGCCGGGAGAAGTTCCGGGGGAATCTACCAGGACAATACCGGAAGCTCCTCCTGGGGTAAATACGGCACCGCAAAAGCCGTTTACTTCTCTTCGTCTCCCGGGTACCGAAAAGGCGGCAATGGATCGCCTTAACGAGGGAATCCAGGAGGCGCAAAACTTCGTCAAGCACAATGATGTACTTGCGGCGTACCCCCCGGGGACAACGGTTGAGGCGGCTTTGGCTGATATCAAGGCCAACACTGGTATTGACTTACCTAAGCTCATGAACGATGTCGAGGCAATACAAGGTAGGCCGGGGTTACGTCAACAGGCGGCAAATGAGGCGCAGTTTAGCAGGCTTGGACAGGCAGCGGGGGCGATACCGGAGCCTGCTAAGCTTGTCGGGCCTGGCCGTGAGCGCATACTCGGTGGGGCGCCCCCTTTGAGAGTTACACCTCCGATGGTACAGCCGGTGCGTGGGGCATTGCCGCAGGGCATTAGTCCTATACGCCGCATTCCTGAGAAAATGGAGCCCCTGGCAAATGGTCAGCGCGTACGTAGCCTTGGGGTAAGTACGGCAAAGGCCGAGGGTACGCCCCCGGAAGTGCAGCGCGGTTTAATTAATGAAATGGTTCCCGGTGGCCGCGGTGCTTACGATG